CTTGCGCGTTTCGCGCGGCGAGCTAAAGCTTTTTATAAAAAAAGTTGCCTCCCCCAATAATTTTTCTTATATTTAAGTAAATTAAAAATTAAGGTTATGTTATTATTGAATTTTTTATTATCATTTGCAATTTGTTTCCCTATAGTTATATTTCTTATAACTCTTTTTAAAGCTTATAGAGAAGATGGAGATACCTCTTATATTAATTTATTTTTTGTATTTCTTTTAACTTTAGCTTTCTTTTTTACTTCTTGTTCTAAAGAAGATGTTTATCCTCCTTTATGCCCCGGAGGTTGTAATGCTCAAATTGAAGTAGAATTAGATCAAGATATTAACGGTTATTATATAGTTCCTAGTAGTATGTCTAGATTTAATATACATGTTACTGCTAACGAAACCGATCCTTACTACTTTTATAATGATCAGTCAGTAATAGAAGCTACTTTTGATAGTGAAATTACCGAAGGTAGATTTTTATATTTAGGTAAGAAGAAAAACTATTACTATACTAAGAAAATAGTAGGTCCTATTTTAGAGTCTATGGTAGGAGATACTATTAGTTTAACAGGAGATGTTTATTGGGATGGCGGTAATAATTTTAAGATTCAGGAATTTTCTTTTAAATTTATTATAGAATAGTTGCCTTTTAGAAAAACTTTTATTATATTAAAAATATTATTATATAATATAATATATAGATATATAAAAAAATATAATATATTATTATTAAACGTATAAACAAATGACATTATCAGCAGAACAAATATTATCTAACTACGAAAAACATAAGAAGATTGTTGATACTTATATTACTGATAGGAAAGACAAGGTTCACGCTATGTTAGATACTTTAGGAGAGAATTACGTTATGTCTCCTGCCAGTAATAAATCTTGGCATCATAACGCTTTTCCAGGGGGTTATGTTGAGCATGTCAATAGAGTTGTGGAATATGCGGTAAAGCAAATGAGGTTATTTAAAGAGATGGGTGGAAATATTGACTTCACCGAAGAAGAACTTGTTTTTGCCGCATTGTTCCATGATTTAGGTAAGATAGGAGATGGAGTTAAAGAGAATTATGTACCTCAGACAGATAAATGGAGACAAGATAAGCTATCAGAGATGTATACCTTTAACCCAGATTTAGATTTTATGCTTATTCCAGATAGATCTTTATTTATTTTACAGAAATTCGGTATTACTTTAACTCAGAAAGAGTTTATAGCTATTAGAATACATGATGGACTGTTTGATAAAGCTAATGAAGCGTACTTTTTTAGCAATATAGAATCTTCTAGACTTAAATCAAGCATAGTACCTATTCTACATACTGCTGATTTTCTCGCATCTAAAGTCGAATATGATATGTGGAAAGCTAATGGCGGTACTTCTATACCTAAAGTTACAAAAAGTAAAGCATCTACAGGGAGAACAGTTAAATCTTCTGAAGGCCTTAACAATATTCTAAAAAAATTATAAAATAATGAACATTTTAGTTGCCTTTTCGATTTTTACCTCTATATTATGTCTTATACTCGGTTATGGAGTTATAAATTTAATCAAAAAAACTGAAAAATACGAAGACGTAGTACAAGATCAGGTAAAATATTTACAAAGCATATCAGATTTTATAGCAGACGCAAAAAAGTATCTAAAAACTCTAGATGATAAAGGAGTTTTTGAAAGTGACGACGAGGTTGGGGAATATTTTCGTCAAATGCAAAAGGTACAGCAAGAGCTAGACAAGTATATGCTCCCCGAAAATTATGGCAAGGAAGAAGAGCAAAGCTAATTACTTTACAAAAGAGACAGAAGAATACATAGTAAAATATAACAATTCAACAGATCAGGATTATAGAAATAAAATATTTACTGATCATATTTACTTCCCTTTTTACAAACTCGCAGAGAACATTATTCATACTTTTAAGTTCTATTATACTGACGTAGATGTAATAGAAGATTTAAAGCATGAGATAGTTACTGTACTTTTAGAAGAAAAAATAATGAAGTTTAACCCGGAAAATGGAGCTAAAGCATATTCCTATTTCGGTACTATAGTTAAACGGTGGTTAATTAACTATAATAATAAGAACTTCAAAAGACTTAAACAGATTAGCTCTCTTACCGAAACTGACTCTTTTTACGGAGAGAACTCAGAAGAGCTAGATAATCCAGACGCTATTACATTAAAAGCTTTTATCGACAGATGGGTAATAGAAACTGACGATAAGCTTGAAATAATGTTTGAAAAAGAAAACGAACTCAGTATTGCTGATGCAGTTCTTACTATTTTTAAGAATAGAAATGATCTATTAATATTTAAAAAGAAAGCTCTTTATATCTATATAAGAGAGATGACTAACTGCAGCACTCCCTATCTTACCAAGGTTATAAATGTACTTAAAGAAGACTTTCAGGAAAAGTACCTCCATATGTACGATTTAGGTTTGATTAACACTAAGCCTTTATAGCATATTTATAAAGAAAGCATTATGAGTTTAGATAAAGAAATATTTAACGGAAAGACTCTATCTGATCTCTTTGGAGAAATACACGATAATTCAACTACTACTAGGTCTCAAATTAAAGCTCTTATAGGAGAACTTAAACCTCTTATAGAAAATATAGGAGACGCCACTCTTATTGTACCTATGATAAAAGAGTATATGGAAATAGGAGTAAAGAATGATGAGCACTTAATTAAATTAGCGACTGTAATTCAACGTATAGAAACAGCAGCAGCTAAAGGTGATGGAGGTGAAATGTTTGACTTTAGTGAATTACAAGATTTATTAGAAGAGAGTAAAGAAACAGCAGAGGAGGTAGATAACAAAACCGAAGAAGAGGATGGCGTATAATTTAGGTCCTTCAGTAAGTAGAGCAAATAGTAGCGGAGGCAGCGGTGGCGGATCAGGTACTCGCTATGGAAGAGTAGTTGACGTTATTCAAGACGCCTTTCATCCCGAATACGAAAAATACGGACAGTCTCAATCTATAAACGGAATATTCTATAGAAATATATCTAAAAATAAAATTGAAGAGGAAGATGAATCTGATTTACCATTTGCATATTATAGCGGGAATAACTTTAAACAAATACCTCTTAAAGGTGAAATAGTTGAACTAACCTCACAACCTGGTACCTCTAGAAATTTATCTAGAAGCTCTAAATTATACTGGACTAAAATAATTCCTGTCTGGAACCATATACATCATAACGGATTCCCAGATACTATTCAATTCGAAGAACAGCAAGAACAAATTGATTTAGGTGAAAATTTCGAAGAAAGTGAAAAAGTAAGCAACCTACAGCTTTTTCCTGGTGATGTAACTGTTGAAGGAAGACATGGTAATACTTTAAGATTTAGTGGAGCTAAATTTGATAGTAACGAAATAACAGATGATAGTAATAATGGTTCACCTTTTACCATATTGAGAAACGGTCAAAAAGAATCTGATGATCCATTACAACTTATACTTGAAGATATAAACGAAGATAAATCATCTATATATCTAATCTCGGATCACTCTATTCCTTTAGAACCAGCTAATACTAAAAGAGAAGGATTTGAATCTGAACCAGAAGCTGCTGAAGAATTTAAAGGAGCTCAAATAATAATGAACTCTGATAGATTATTTTTAAATGCTAAAGATGAAAGTGCTTTTATCTCTGCTAAAGAAGCGGTCGGAATAAATGCTAAAGAAATAGGAATAGACTCTGATGATTATATAGGATTAGATTCTAAAAAAATATACTTAGGGACTGGAGCTTTTAGAGAGGAAGAACCTGCTCTCAAAGGAGAAACTACTACAGTATGGTTAGAAGACCTTATTGCTTTATTAGAAGCATTAGCTACTACGATGGCTACTACTCCACCAGCACCTCCTGTATATATTGGAGCTTTAGTTAAAGAAGGAGTTAAGTTAAAAGCTCAACTACCTATGTTAAAAACTTTATTAAAAACTTTACACTCTAAAAAAGTGTTTATAGATAAAAAATAATGCCCTACGTAAATATCCCAGAAAGTAAATTAGTTAGTACTATAGCATCTTTAGTAGGAAAGATACAAGGAGACGTTATTGGTAAGGTAATAAAAAGAGCAGGAGAATTAGAAACTAAATTTCGCTCTGAAGGCTGCCCTACTAACTTAGGTAGAATTAGAAGTCAGTTGAATGGTCTTAACTCTTCTATAGGGTCTATTAACGGAAAGTTATCTAAATTTAAAAAGCTTCCTCAAGCACTTAAAGCACCTGTAGGAGGACTAAAAGCAGCTAAAAATATAATTTTAACTCTTCCTATACCTCAAGCAGTTCCTCCTGGTATAGGTATTCCAGTAAGTATTACTACTAGGTATGCTGATATATTACACTTATTAAAAGAGTTCATTAAACAGATAAGCGACGATATAGACGGTTTAACTCATGTACTTGATACTGGAGGTCCTTCTTCTAGACTTCAATCTATAGATAGAGCATTTAAAAAAATAGAAGTATCTTTAAAAGCTTGTGAAATAGAAAAAGCTATACTAGATAAAGTAGAAGAAGGAGAATTAACTAGAAATCAACTTATAAGACTTGGCTTGATTGATATAGGAAGACTAAGGCAGTTAGGATTAGATGAATTAGAAAA